AAAGACGGCAGCGGCGGCAGGTCGTCGTGCCGGTCAATGCGGATGACCTTCGCGGTCCGTTCACCGGCGGCACCGGGCCACACTGTGACCAGCGCGCCCGGCTTCACCTGTTCGGTGGCCGCGACGGTCACCTGCGAGTTGGAGATGACCTCCGAACCGTCGACGTCACGCACGAGGAGCTGCTCGTCCTTTACCTCCGCCGCGACGGTCCGAGGCGCGCCGGGACGCTTCCCGAGGCCCCCTCCGGTCATCGACTGGATCAGGACATCGTGCGGGTAGAAGAACTTCGACCCCCACCCGGTCATGTGTACGTCTCCGGCCACAGGCGACCGATGGGCCGCTCAGAAGGGAAGGACCCTACCGGGAGCCCACCACGCGCCACGGAGGCGCACAGCGACCGCAGGCTCACGGTCGGATCCCCCTCGAAAGCGGACGCGACAGCCTGCATGCTGATCGACGTGCCATTGCGGCTCATCGAACGGACACGCCCCTCCCCCAGCGCCGGCAGCTCCGCGATCACGCCCTTGAGGATCGCGATCGCGTTCTTGCCGGCCTCCGACGCCGGGTCGAGCGTGTCGAGGCAGGGAGCGATGATGCGAGCACGCACCAGCACTCGGCGGCCGAGATCCTCGTCCGTACCGAGGTCATCATGTGTGATCGGCATCACCGCTCCCCTCTCGTCAGGACTTCGCGGTCGCCGGCTTCGGGGCCGGCGTCTGCTTCTTCGCGAGCTCCGCCTGCGCGGCCTCGAGATCCTTCTTCGCCTGCGCCAGCTCGGAGTCCTTCGCCTCAGTCGCGGCCTTCACCGCGGCGTCGACATCGCCCTGCGAGAACGCGGTCGGTTCCGGGTCGGGCTCCGGCTCGTCGAGCACGGCGATGAAGCCCTGCTTCTCGAGCCGCTTGATCTGCGCCTCGTCGACACCTTCGGGCACGATGTCGCCGCGGCGCACGAATTGGGCGACGCTGTTGCCGGTCGAGGAGCCGATGGAGACCTTCACCACGGCAGCGGTTGCGATGTGCTTGGCCACGCTCACGCCTCCGTCCCGGTCAGGTAGAACGCGGCGAGCGGGTCGGTGACGAGCGGCACGTGCACGTTGCGGGCCTGCAGGCGGGTCTTGTCCGCCTTCGGCTCACGGATGCTCGCGATCTCGACGCCGGTGTCGCCACCGATGGCGCGGTACTCCGGCGAGGGGATCTGCTCGCGAGCGATGCCACCGAACCGGCGACGGTCGATGAACAGCGGGTCAGGCAGGTCGTCGCCGTCGTCGGACACCCAGGTGAGACCGCCGATCGTCGGGAAGCCGTCCTCGAGCGCCTGGCGGCTCTCCTTGGGGAGGATGTCCATCAGCTCGGGGATGACCTCGGCGTACAGCTCGCCGGGAAGCACGACGGTGTCGACGTCGTACCCCAGCTTCTGCTTGCGCACGCGCGCCTTGACGCGCAGCGCATCCTTGTACACCTGCTTGCCGGTGGTCCACGTGGCGCCCGCGGCGAGCGTGTTGGTGACCGACGACATCACGGCGCCCAGCGCCGCGTCGTTCGCCGAGAACACCAGCTCCGTCTGCAGGAAGGTGAACGCGTCATCCACCGGGGCGCGCAGAAGGCGACCGATCTGCTCGTCGGTGACCTCAGTCGCGAGGCCCTCCTTCATCGCCTGGTAGAACTCGTACTCCTCGGCCGACATGGGCGTCAGCTTGTACTCGCCACCGGGAGCGACGACCTCGGCGCCGCGCTCGGCACGGATCACCTCGTTCTTCGGGACGCCGATGGCGCCGCCCGTGATGGTGAACCGCTTCGTGAGCAGGTAGAGGCCGAGGAACTGCTGCGCAGTCAGGATCTCGGCGAGTCGACGAGCGACGAGCGTCGGCGACTTGAGGAACGCGACCAGGTCAGCCGCCGAGAGGTTGGCGAGCTGGCTGGACGTAACCGGGTAGGTCTGCATCGTGGTCTCCGATCTCAGAGCTGGATGGCGCGGACGGCGGCGCCATCCGCGGCGGACGTGAGGGCGAGGAAGACCGCGACCCCGGCGGCGAGCGTGCGGACGCTGCCCGACGCGGCGGCCTCGAGGCGCTGTCCGCGGGTGATGGCACCCGTGGCGGTCAGCTCGTGGATGGGCTTGCCGACCTCGACGGTGAGCTTGTCGCCCACCGCGGCGTCGTGGCCGGCGATGCCGACGACCTTCGCCGACGCGGCCGCAGCCGGCGCGACGGCCATGTCGGAGGTGCCGACTTCGACGACCTGCCCGGCGGTGACGTCGCTCGTGACGCCGAAGGTGACGGTCTGTCCCGGGCGGAACAGAGGGATGTACGACTTGGCGACCATGATCAGGCCTCGACCTTCTCCGCGCCGTACACGCGGTCGTAGAGCGCCGCCTCGGAGTCCGTCACGTCGTCGGAGTGTCCGACCTCGGTGACGGGCAGCGCCGTGTTCTTCGGGAACGTGGCGAGCAGGGCGGTGGTGCTCTGCTCGTTCTCGTCGAGCGCCTCACGCCACTTCGCCTTCGACGATGCGGTGATGCGGCCCTCGTTCAGCGCCGTCGCCACGATGGCGTCGCGCCGGTCGCTGATCTGCTCTTCGCGCGCCTGGACGCCGAGAGCGGCCTGCGCCTTGAGCTCCTCGAGGGCGGAGCCGTCCATGACGACCGCGCCCTTCGGGATCGGCGGTGCGGCGTCGGCCGCCGCGGGAGCGGGCTGCTCGCTGAGCTTGTCGTCGAGAGCGCTCAGGAGCGCCTCGTCGTCAGCAGCGGCATCGGTCACACCGAGCCGCTTCACGAGACCAGCCTTGAGGTCGTCATATGCCATGACGTTGTCCTTTCGGTGGGGTTCACCCGACTCGGTCGAGACCGGGAGCTTGGGCAGGGCGCTCTTGCCGAGCGCCGTGGATGCGAAGACGACGAGGCGGGCGGCGGAATCTTCCGGCTCCTCCTCGTCGGGGATCAGAAGGGCTTCGTCGTCGGCACCGACCGTCTCGGCCTCGCCGGCATCCGGTATCACGGCGACACGGTCCGCGAGGCCCTGCTCGACGGCTTCCTGAGCGGTCATCCAGGTCTCGTCGGCGAGGAGCGTCGCCCAGTCCTTCTCGCCGGCCTTCGCGGTGTAGATCTCGACGATGGAGCGCTCGATGCCGTCGAGGATCGTGGCCTGCTTGCGGAGGTGCTCCGCGTTGCCCCACGCGATGACCGACGGCGAGTGGATCATCATCTGCGTTCCGGGCGACATCACGCACTCGTCGCAGCCGGCGGCGATCACCGACGCGGCCGAGGCTGCGCGCCCGTCGACGACAGCAGTCACCTCCGCCTTGTGGGCACGCAGCATGTTGAGGATCGAGACGCCCTCGAACACCTCACCGCCGGGCGAATTGATGCGCAGGACGATCTGCTCCACGGACTTCGGGAGAGCATCGAGCACGGCGCTGACGTCCTTCGCCGAGACGCCCCAGAACCCGCCCCACGAGTCGATCGGACCGTAGAGGCGGATGGTGGCTACCGCACCGTCGCCGGTCGGCGCAGGCGTGGTCACGGCGTTGAAGAACTCCGCCTTGGTCTTCGGAATGGGGAGGTTCCCCCAGTACCGCTTGTCGCCTCGCGTCATGCTGCTGCCTCCTCAGGCTGTGTCGATGTCGGGCCATACACCCCGAGGTCAGCGCCGGCACGGCGCACGATGTCTCGCGCCTCGGACTCGGTCAGCACCGTGCCGACGCCGAGGTAGACCTTCTGCACCACCTCGGCGATCTCCCGCGCCTCCTCGGCACCCGTCTTCTCGTCGGCCGTGGCCCCGTCGCTCTCTTCGCGCACAGGGAGTCCGTAGAGCTCCCGGAGGTGCGCCTCGAGTGCGGGGTCCCAGCGGATTGCGCCGGACTCGAGGAGTGCGCGGATGGCTTCTGCCGTGGCGGGGTGCTCGGCGCCGATCTTCGGCGGGACGAGCCGTGGTGCTGGCTCCTGCTCGCCCCAGTTCGCGTCGACGAGGTCCTCGATCACGTGCTGCTGCACGGTTGTCGCGATGTGCCGCGCGAGCGCGTTGAGCGAGTTGACGAAGAAGTTCGCGAACGTGTCGCCGAGCGCGTAGGACCCGGTGGAGTTGTCGCCGCCGAGGTTCAGGAAGTTCGCGAGCACGGCGCGCGCGATCTGCTCGTCGTAGTAGCGGATCTGTTTGTCGAGGTCGGGCACCTTGCCCGTGACGCCCTCGAAGCCGAAGTCGGCGCCGTGCGGCAGGGAGACGCCGGCCGCGTCGCCCGCTCGTGCGCCCTTGGCGATGTCGAGGCCGCGGTCGATCTCCTTGTTGAGCCAGGCGACCTTGTCCTCGTAGGACGCTCCGTCAGGTGGCGGTGCGCTGGTGTACTTCGGAAGGCCAAGGCCGTTGCGCTCGGCCGCGAGGGCTTGCACGCGCAAGGTGCGGTCCTTGAGGAGCCACATCTTGTACGCCGCGCGCAGCAGCGAAACACCGACCCAGTTGCCGCCCTCGCGCTCGTTCACCAGCACAACGAGCCGGTCGACGGCGATCTTCACACCGCCGGTGATCGATCCGCCGACGACGTTCGCCGGGCCCGAGCTGGTCGGCCGCGCGCCGACGCCGTGCTGCACGATCGCGGCCAGTCCCCCGTCGCGCTCGACCTTGAACTCCGCGATCGTGCGCGGCGGTCGCCAGGCGAGCTTCCGCAGGTGCGCCATCCCGGCGTCGTCGATCCGGTACACCTGCTCGAACACCGAGTGCCCGAACACCAGCTCTAGCAGCGCCAGCCGCAGGAACTCATCCCACGAGAACCGGCCCTTGGTGCGCAGCGGCGCCTTGCGTGGCTTGCCCTTGATCGACAGGCCAAGGTCGTCGGCGACCAGCTGTGCGACCTCGTCGCGGACGCCGGCCGCGTCAAGCTGCCACTCGTTCTCCTGGATCGGTGTCGTCACCGCGCGGAGCACCGACATCACCTGCGGGTCCTCGCGACGCATCCGGTCGAACACGTCGATCGAGAGCGGCCAGATCAGATCCGGGTTCGTCTCGTTGATCTCGGCCGTCATCCCCGCCCAGCCGACGAGGCCCCCGCTCTGGTATCCGATCTCGGTCAAGGCGGGCCTCCTGTCAGAACGCGGCGACAGCGAGGTTCGCCTCGGCGGTGCTCCCGACGTCGTCACGGGTGATGATCTGTGCCGCCGGGGGCGGCGGTGCGGGTTCCTTCGGCGGCGGCGGGACGAACGATTCGAGCCCGACGAGCGCGTAGTTGACGGCGATCACTGGGGCGATGTCGACCGGCGACGCGTCGCGATCCCACACGGGCAGGCCGCCAAGGCTGCGAGTCGTAGCGTTGTCGGCGGCCAGATCGAGCGGACCCTGCCCACGGTGACGGACCTTGTCCTCTCGGACACGGTCCCGCAGGCGGCCAGCAGCGAGCAGCAGCGTGGTTCCCGAGATGTCGACGACCTCAAACCCGGCCTCCTTGAGCGGAGCCACCAGGTCGGCGGCGTCACAGCCTTTCGTCTGCAGTGCCACCTGCGTGATCCCCGTCTTCGCGCGGACCGCCTTCGCATGGTTCACTACCCACGACATGCCGGTGCGTTGAGCGATGACTTCGAGGTGCGCGCGGCCATCGACCCGGTACCCGGCGACGCCGATGCTCGTGCGGGTGATGCGCTTCTCACGATGCACGTCGATACCCATCACCATTCGCGACCCGTCCGCCACGGTCGACCCTGGCGACTCGACGTCACCGTCCTCATCGGCGAGGTGCGGGTCAGCCGACGCCTGCCACTCCTCCGAATCGAGGAACGGCACGACGAGCGACGTCACCCACTGGCCGAGGACCTCAATGCGCTCGACGCTCTTATTCTTCGCCTTCGCCGCCGTGCGCATCAGCCCAGCGATCGTCATGCCAGGCAGATGCCCCGCTGACGGGTTGGCCTGAGCAAACGCGGCCGGATCGTACAAGGACGCCTTCGGATCAGCCGACCACTCAGCGAGGAACCACTCCGTGTCAGGATCATCGACGCCTTCGGTCGCGATGTCGCGCACGTCGCGGAGCACGATCGACCGCGACGTGCCGGCGTTCGAGAACGCCACGAGCAGCGAATCGAACATCGCGTTCGCGGACTTCTCAATCGCCGACCAACCCTCGTAGTCGTACTGCTGCCGCAGCTCATCCAGCAGCAGCCGGGCGGCCGAGTGGCCGCGAGCGCCCTCGAACGTGCGGGGCATGTACATCCCGCCGCCGTGGGTGCGGATGTCGACGTCGCCGTTGACCGTGCGCGGCGGGTACGTCAGCGCCTGCAACTCCGGTCGCCGATCATGCGCGATGCCGAGCTTGTCGTCGTCAGGCCCACCCCATCGACGCACCTGCTTCCACGGCTTCATCGCGACGTCGAGCTTCTGCGCGGCGCCCACGATGATGAAGTCCTGCTCAGGCAACTGCTCAGGCCAGCGGCCCGCGTCGACGTACAGCCAGTACGCAGCCAGCACCGCGGCGACCGCGGTCTTCCCGTTCTGCCGGCCGACGATGACGAGCGCCTTCCGGAACCGGAGCAGCCCGAACGAGTCGAGCTCGAGCATGTGAATCAGCAGCCACTCCTGCCAGGGCAGCAGCCGGACGCCGAGATCCTCGCGCGCGAACTTGATGACGTCGAACCCGCGCGACGTCGCCGGCGTCAGTTCGACAAGCGGCTTCGTCCACACGCGGGGTTCGGTGATGCCGTGCTCGGGGGTCAACGATCAACCCCCGTCTCAGCGGCTACCCGGCTCTGCCCTGCCGGAACTTCTCCATGTCGGTCACCGGCGGCGCCGCGTCCTCGGGCTCGGCCGACGGCGGCACCAGCGACTCATCACGCGGCGTGACCCGACGCGCACCCCGCGGCTCCTTCACCGTCAAGCCCAGCGCGTCGAACGCTTTCAGCAACATCCCGGCCGACACGTTGTCAAAGCGTCCGTCGATGACGAACCCCTTCTTGTCGAGCTGGTCCACCCGCTTCGCCAGCACCCGCGCGAGCGCCACGACCGGACGGTGATCGTCCGTGAGGTGCGAAGCCTGCCGCACCGCCGAATTCAGCGCCGCGTGAACACTCTGCGACGGGAACGGATCCCTCCCCTGAGCCATGACGCTCCTTCCTGCGCGCGCGACCCCCCTCCGTCACAAGACGCGGGGAGAGAGGAACACCTCCCCGGTGGTGGTCCGCCCCTCGGTGGTCATGCTGGATTTTTCGGGGCCCCCGGGTTGTCGGGGTCGATGCCGAGGCGTCTCATGGTCTCGGTGAGGATTGCGCGGCTGTGGCGGGTGTGGGGCTTGAGCGGTATGTACGCTTCCTTGCCCCCATGGTCGCCGATGGTGCGGTGGGCTGGCCCTGGGGTGACTCCCCCTCGTCCTGTGTCGCTCATCGTGTCTCCTTGCTCTGCTCCCACGCGATGACGCGCTCGGCGATGCGTTCGGAGAAGGAGCGGGTCACGAGGTAGTAGGCGATGTCGCGTATGCGGAACCCGGAGACGTACCCGTGGGCTGCGTCCCATACAGCGCGGCGTAGTCCGTACTCCGGTGTGCGCCAGACTCCCCTGCCGAGCTTCATGTCCGTGGTGACGCTGCGGATGGTGCCGCCGAAGCCGACGTACTGGATCACGGGGCCGGGCGCTTCGACGATGCGGAGCGGCTTCAGGATGCGCGATCGGCGCATTCGTATCCGCCACATGGACATCACGCCAGTCCCTTGGGTGCGTAGAGGCCGGTGACGACCGCGGTGGCGGTGCGGCGGCAGTCGGCTTCGTTCTCGTATCCCTGGCCGCCGTCGGTCGCGATGATCTCGCCGTTGCCGGCGCGGAGTCGCCATGCCCATCGGTGGTCGGTGCGCTGGTAGATGTCGAGCTCGGGCATTTGGTTCCTCGCTCTCAGGTGGTGGGCATGCGGCGTTGGCAGCGGAGACACCATGTGGCGATCGCGACGGTGCCGACGCCGTGGTGGCTGAGGCTGTGGACGGGGATCTGCCAGAGGTCAGCCCATCCGCACTCGGGGCAGTCGGTGTCGAGTCGGATGGGGGTGCCGGCGCTGAGGACGACGATGAGGGCGGCCATGGTCACGCCCACTCCCTGCTCGGGATCCCGAGGTCGACGATGGGTGCGCCATTCCCCCGCTCCCGGTTGCAGCCAGCGTGCGAGGGGCGCTTGTTGTCGGGGTCTTCCTGCAGGTGAGGGTGTGTGGAGACAGGCCAGAAGTGGTCCTCCTGGAAGCGGTCGTCGTTGGCCCAGTCGTCCCAGGCGGCCTCGTAGTCGATGGGGAGGCCGCAGATCCAGCAGGGTGCGTCGTTCGCTTCGCATTCGGCGCGGAAGTCGGCGCGTTGCTTGTGCTGGCGGCGGGTGTTCGTGCGTGCCATCCGCACCTCCGGGTGTGTGTGAGGGGCGCCCGCCTTGGTGTGGTCGTGGCGCCCCTCGTTCGGTGCAGGTGCTCCTGGCCAGAGGAATCGCTAGCCATTGTGGGAGTCCTTAGAAGAACACCGGTCTATGCGGCGCGTCTGCGCCTTTCCCGCGCCTGTTCGCGCGAGCACGCCCGGCAGAACTTGTCCACCAGGCCTGAGGCTCGCCGGATGGGGCGGATGTTGTCGTCTGCCCAGAGGTGACCATTCGGGCAGTGTGTCGTCGTGGATCGTCCTCGGCGTCGCTGGTTCTCCTGAAGAGTGACGACCTCGAGGTGGTCGACGTTGATGCAGGCGTGGTCTCGGCAGGTGTGGTCGATGGTGTACCCGGCGGTGATCTCGCCACGCTCGATCGTGTAGGCGACCCGGTGCACGAGGTAGTCCTGGCCCTGAAGCTTCACCCGCCCGTACCCGTCCCGGTCGGGAGGCCCCTGCCACAGGAGACAGCTACCGCGTGGCTCTGAGCGAGCATCGAGGATCGACTTGGCCGTCTGCCCGCGTCCGTTCACGAGCGGGATACTCCTCGTCGCAATGAGTACGTCTACGCGACGGTCTTCGTACTCCATCGCAGGGACCTCCTGTCGGGCAGACCCCACTCGGCCGGGAGGAGCGTGCTCTCGCGCCGGCGACGTCGTGTGTGCGCGGCGGCTCTACTCCCGGCCGAGGGAACGACGAAGGCCCCGCAGCTGGTGCTGTTCGGGGCCTTCGTGAGAACTGTCTGATCTTGAATGTAGGGGCGGCAAACGGTGGGCCGTCAACTCCCTGGTGTTTCCCGGCGTGTCTGGGCCTGTGCTTCCGTCTGTGCGGCGTTCTGAGCGCGTAGGCGTTGCTGGTGGACGGGGTCGTTCTTGAGGCGTTGGCGCCACCATGCGAGGAGGGTGGCGAGTTCGACGACGCGGACGCGTTGCCCTTCCCTGGTCTCCCACCCCATGCGCATTCCGTTGAGTCGCCAGTGGCGGATGGTGCGGCGGGATCGGCCGACCCGCTTCGCGGCCTCCCGGTAGGTGAGGGTGGGCATGCGGTTATCCGGTCTTCCAGCAGGGTCCGGTGTGCCGGCAGGGTTTCTGCCATTCGTGGGTGTCGCAGGCTTCGATGTGGACTGTGAGTTTCGACCCGAGGGCCGGATCGTTCTCGTCCGTGGTGATGGTGTGGCCGCAGCCGGTGCAGGTCACGTCAGCCATCGGATGTCCCAGGTCCGGTCGATTGGGTGTTCATTCGTCGCCCTCAATCGCGTTGCGAACCATCGAGGAGTAGACGAATCCGCGCGTAAGCACCATGCCTGCGTCCATGAGTCCCATCGAGACGAATCGCTGCTGGTGTTGCGGTGTCTCGATCCAGATTGTTCCCTCGTCCTCCTCCCCGCCGTCTGTGGCGTTCGCGACAACAACCCATGCTGTCGTTATCCCGCCTAATCCCTCGTCGGAAAGGTGCTCGCGCAGTGCTGTGTCGAGTGTCCTTAGCGTCTCCGCGCTCATTACTCGTCCCCGTTCGTGTGGACCTGAGTACGCACGTCGTCGATGAAGTAGTGCTCACATGGGAGCCGGTCCGGCCAGGGAGCGACATCTCCTTCGGCGCGAACCGAGGGGTGCCGAACGCCCTTGAGCAAAGGCTCGTCAGGGGCGTCGGCGCGGCACCAGACCGTCTCGATGATCGGCGTACCGAATTCGCCGTCCAGGTCCGTCAGCCCTGAGTAGACGCGCTTCGCGTCGCCCATCAGGGCGAGGTGCTCTTCGTACTCGTCGCACGAGATGCGCTTCCAGCGCGCATTCATGTCTCGCCCCTCTCCGCCTGGTCTTGCACGTTCTCGACGCAGACACACTCGGTGCACGCCTGGCGTGTGCTGAAGCCCCGGCGCTTGCTGACGAGTCGGCGGGTATGCACCGTCTCGTCGTGCTTGCAAATGCGGCACGCACTCATCGCTCGCTCCGATCCGCTTCTTCGCCTACGAGGGCGTGCAGGGCCGAGTAGAGGCGATCCTCGCTGCCCGGGTAGTAACGATCGCCTGACTCCCACTCGGACAGCGTTTCGCGTGCTCGCGTCAGCGCCTCGCTCATGTCGTGGTCCGATCCGTGTGATTGGTGGGTGACTCCGGATCATTCGATTGGGAGTCTGCGGTCATGATGGCCTCGGCTAGAGTAGGCAGAGGTACCATCGGCGCGCGAACGTGCCGTTTGCAGACGGGATAGGGGCTGTTCTCGTTCGGATCGACCCGCACACCCACCGACTGTAATTCGCACGGCTCCGCCTGCCCTCGGCGGCTCACCTCTTCATGGCACTCGTGTTTCAGCGACGCGATCGCGATGTCGGCCATGTCAATGCAAGCGTGGTCGTCGTAGTGCCAGGCATTCTCGTAGGTCCGCCCGCAAACGAGGCAGGCCTCAGGCATCTCGGTCCCCAATTGTGTGTTTGGGGGCCCACCGCTCGTGCATGTATGGCGCCCCGAGACCGGCGTACGGGATCAGCGGAAGTGATTCGTCTCTCTCCGCTGGCACCTCAATGAGTAGCCCGCCCCGAATGGTCGCGAACCCGACCTGCCAACCCGGACCGTCTCCGATCCCCTCCATCTGGCAGTCGAACGGCACAGGTACGGGGTCACCGATGTCCCACCGTTCGAGTGACCTGCCCAGCGCCTTGGTCTGCCACTCGTCACCATTCTTGCCGTAGAAGCTGTCGAACATACCCATCAGGAATCTCCCTCAGCCCCATCCGGAATCATTGAGTAACTCCCGTTCGTGTGGTTGGTGGTTGGCTCCGGTTCATTCGGTTGGTGGCCCAGGGCGTCGTGCTTCTCGGATCCGCAGACATCGCAGTGGAACTGAGCCTGCGCCCACAGCTCCATGTCGTTATACACGTTGTAGAGCGCGGTTTCCGGTGTAGACCCGAGCGCGCGTTCCATGCGGACGAGACGTCCGTTTCGACGGATCTTGATCTCCGCCTCCCACTCAGCCATTGGTCACCTCTTCCGCCGAACCGTGCGAACCGGCATCACTCGCTCCCGTTCGTGTGGTTGGTGATTTGTTTCTTCTCTCCTTCGTTGGTCCTGAACTCTTGGTTGGTGGTCATGCCGTGGGCCGGGCAATCCACACTCGGCCCGTCGCTGATGCCAGCTATGGCCGGCGTGCAGATGCAGGGCAGGCCGTACTCGTCCGCCAGCGAGTAAGCGTCAGTCATTTCGTGCTCCGTTCGTGTGGTTGGTGGTCGGCCCCGGATCATTCGATTCGTGGACACCGAGGGCGCCCTCAATCGCGGCGCGTGCGCCCTCGCTCCACTCGTACTTCCACTCGTCCGGGAGGATCGCCCAGTCGTCGCCGCCCTCCTGATCGAGTTCGAGCGGCCGATCTAGGTACATTGCGTACGCGGCGCGCTCTACGACGGGCTCGCTCAGCAAGTACTCGACAACGCGATCCACCGCGTCGAGCGGGAACGGGTAGGCGTCTATCTCCAGCGCGTTGGGATCAATTCTGCGGCCTAGTTCGGTACGCGCGTCGTCGCTCATGCCTGGCTCCTGTTCGTGTGATTGGTGGGTGTGGCGATGTCAACTTCGGTTTTCTGTACCGCGCGGGCGAGCGAGACGATCATCGGGAGCGGCATCTGCTCGGGATCACGCCGTGTGGGCTTCACAGCGACCCGAAGGCTGACCCCGTGCGGCACAAGCAACCCCCACCCATCGGGCAGGTCACCGCGGACGATCGTCTTCTCGGATGCAACGAGCCAGAAGTAGTGACAGTGCCGCGCCCACGCATCGGCCTTCGTCGGGTCGGCGAGTTCGGTGAGCCAGTCCGACCGGGACACCTTCACCTCGAACCCGTGGATCGACTGCCGCTCGGACCAGACGCGACGGTCTCGCTCGCGCTCGGTCAGGTCGGCGTGGGGTGTGGTCCATGTGTCGAGAACGACTGCGTCGGCGATGCGAGCGGCGAGGAAGTCGGCCTTGAGTGTGGGGTCGGTAGACTGCATCGCAGCCCTCCAATCGAGTCCAGTTCGATTCAGGGTTAGGCCCCGGGGAGCGTTGGCGCGCTCTTTCGGGGTCGCTACCATTCTTTCACGCGTGGCGGACATTCACCGCTCCGAGTCCGGTGAGCCGAGGGTGGTTCTGGGGCAGAGGTAGGCGCATGCTTCGTCTCCCCCGCACCCGTCCGTGATGTGGCACCGGTCATACCCGCGGGTTGAGCCAGCAGGCTGAATACGGCGAGCGTTCAGTCCTGAGGCTGTCCTTTCTCGTTGCGCGGCGACGTCGGCGCGACGCGCGGCCATGCAGTCGGCACAGACAACCGCCGCCCAGTCGGTCGTGACCTTCGAGCCGGTCGCCTTCCGGCCGCAATACCCGCGTCCCTGGGTATCCCCTGCCGCGCAGACTCGGGCGGTCGCGTTCGTCGACGCCGCCGGGACGACGTGGCCGCGGCGGTCCTGCGCGATCGGCCCGGCGCTCACGGTCGACCCCGCCAGGTCTCACCGCAGCTACGGCACCGTGCAACCCGGATCGGCTTCGGTGATCCGGAAGGGTCGGATGCCCACGCTGCGACGACGTCGCGGCGCCCGCACGTGGTGCACATCTCACGCGGTGTTCGAGGTCTCGGGGTCACCCCGTACCGGCCGCGGAGGCGGCGGATCTCGGTGAACATCGCTTCGCTGTGCTCGTCGAGCTCGGTGACGGTGTGGATGGTGTCGGCGTGGTCGATGAGCCACCCGCAGGCGGTGAGGGCGAGAGCGCGCGCGGTGAGCGGATCAGCGTCGGGACGGGAGGCGAGAGTCGGCGCCGGCCGGGTGGGAGCAATCCATGCGTCGACGGCGTTGGTGTACTCGACGAGCCACGACCAGAGCTCCCGGGCGTCCTTCACCGCGGCGGACGGTTGGATACCGTCTGCGCGGCCTGACTGGTCGAAGACGGCCAGCATGGCGCTCATGGTGTCCTGGTATCCGCCACCGGTCACCTGTGGCCGGTCGAAGCGTGATCCGCCGCGCGAGACCCCCAACGCGGGGAGGGTGGTTTCGACGATCGCTTCGAGGACGACCGGGATCAGGTCGAGGTGGTAGGTGAACTTCTCCGACCACCGGCGGGCTGTGGCGGTGGGGTCGATCGCGTCGACGGGGATGCTCATGCGAGAGCTCCGCATCCGCATGCGCCGTTGAGTGCGATCTCGATGAAGCAGATATGGCAGACCGGCCGCGGGCCGCGGTCGGGGGTGGGCGTGCATCCTTCGTGGACGAGCTGGTCGTCGATGTACTCGACTATGTCGCCACGTTCGATCGGCTCGTCGCAGGTGCGGTCCGCGCACGGGCTGTTGAAGCGAGCGAGGAACGTCATGAGGCGCGTCGCTTCCACCAGGGCCGATCACGCAGAGCCTTGTTCTCAGCCGCCGCCGAACGCAGCTCCTCCTCGAGCTGGTCGATCCGTCGCCGAGCCGACTCCCACTGGCGCATCACGATCTCCAGAGCGCGGACCAGCGAAGACCGTTCCTCCTCCACCCGCGAGACCAGGACGACCTCCTCCGGCAGAGGCGTGTCTGCCAGATCCTCGACCGACTCCCAGACGGGCTCGGCTTCGGCGAGCGGTTCCTCCGCGTTCACGGCTTCAGCGGGAACGGGCGTCTCGTCGTCCTGGACGACGGTGGGCGGAGTGGTCGCATGCGCGGCCACGTACGCCTCGTTGAGCGCCTTCGGGAGCGAACCCCGCTCATTCACCTCAAGGCCCTGTTCACGAGCCCACGTGCGCACCTCACGCTGCGTGGGGCCCGTCTGTTTCGGTGCGGCCTTCGCCTTCGTCGGCTTCGCAGTTGCGGTCATGGTCTCCTCCTCCGGAGGTTCTTCCTCAAGTCGTTTGGGGCGCTGCTTCGCGATAGCCGCGATCTCTGGCATCAGTCCGAGCGCGTCCGCGATCTCTGCAGGGCCGGCGCCGCGGCGAGCGAGCTTCTGGTACTGGTAGTCGCCGGCGGCGAGGCTCTTCGCCTTCCGGCAGGACAGGCCGAACTCCTCCCCGGCCGGGCACACGCCCTTGCAGCCCCGCTCGTACCCGTCCCTCGTCCCGTGGGGGAACCCGTCCTCGAGACGGTCGGCCGCGCTCACAGCGCCAGCTCCTGCACGATGTCGGCCCAGTGGGACCACCGGGGGAACTCGTGGCCGCAATCCCCGCAGCAGACCTCCGTGAATGCCGAGGCCATCTCAACCCGCGCTTCTGTGTCGTCCCGGCACGTCGAGCAGACGAGGCCGTACCGCCTGCAGCAGCGCATGACCACTCGCACGTCAGCGGCGTTGGTGCACCCAGGGTGCTGACAGTTCAGGTCGTCCTCGACGCGCCCCTCGATGTCGGTGATCACGTCCTCGTCGAATATCGGCGTGTCGAGCGGGGTCAGCAGCGGCGTGCTCACGGCGCCACCAGCCCGTCCACATCGAATCCGTGGGACGCGTTGCCCCAGCAGGTGACTTCGTCCGACTCGTAGCTGACCCGGTCGGGCATGTCGAGTGACCGCATCGGCTTCCCGCAGCACGCCGTGACCTGGCCACCGAACGGGGGCGCGGCGTGCACGACCTCCGACGGAGCCGCATTCTCTGCGAGGTCAAGTCCCTCGGCGGTGCGTGCTTCCTCGGCCGCGGCGACCAGCTCCTCGGCGAGCTGCAGCGCCTCGTCTGGGGTGTAGGTGGTGGCCAGCTCGATCGTGGAGAGCCCGACGCGGTAGTCGTCGGTCACCTCCACCTCGGCGACCGTCACGGTGATCTCAGCCTGGATGCTCATAACTCCTCCTTGATGCCCAGCGCCGCGCGCACCTCCGCGCGCAACGCGTTCCGCTGATGAAGACGAGCAACCGCCGTCGGCGTCGTCGCTCGCGTTGATGTGTCGTGCTCCCACGCCGACGGACCCAACGCGAGGGCATGCAGCGTGTTCGCGACCCGAAGCTGCTCGGTCAGGTCGTCGATCGCTTGGACCTGTGTTCGACGTCCCGCGGCCATCAGAACGGCGCCCCGTTGTCCGACCCCGACCAGCCCGACGGCTGCTGTGCCGGCGCGTCACGCACGACCGTGCCGACCGTGCGCGCGCGGATCACGATCTTCCGCACCCGCTGGCCCTCACGGTTCTCGTACGAAGCGTCCCGCTCCTCCCCCTCGACGATCACGAGGGTGCCCTTCTGCAGCTGCCCCAGGGCGTCCGCCGCCTGCCACGACTCCACGTCATGCCAGATCGTGAACTCGTCCTCCCACTGGTTCGTCTCGCGGTTGAAGCGACGTTTCGTCTCCGCGACGCTGAACGACGCGACGTGCTTCCCACCTGCCGCGCGCACCTCCGGCACTCCGCCGAGCCGCCCAACGATCGTCTTCACTGCCATGTCCTTTTCCCTTCGTTGTCGTCGAGCAAGCTCGCCGGTGACCATGCGCGTGACACCACGCGGGAGAACGTTCCCTCCCACTGCAGCGACACACGCCCCTGCTGCCCCTGCCGGTTCTTCGCGATATCCACGTCGAGCCGGTTCGGGGAGTTCTTCTCGTCGCGGTGCAGCAGGAGGACCGCGTCGGCGTCCTGCTCGATGGCGCCCGACTCGCGCAAGTCGGCCAGCGTCGGCCGGTTCGACCGCCGCGTCGTCGAGCCACGGTTCAGCTGCGACAGCGCGATCACCGGCACCCCGAGCGACTGCGCGAGCAGCTTCAGCGCCCGCGAGAAGCTCGCGACCTCCACCTGCCGAGACTCGACCCGCTCCCCCGACGTGAGCAGCTGCAGGTAATCGACGACGACACCAGCGAGCCGCTGACCCTTCGGTGCACGCCGCGCGACAGACCGCGCGAACGCGCGCACCTGAGTGATCGTCGACACCTCATCGGAGGTCGACACGAACAGCGGGAGCTGCTGGATCTGCTGGCGGACCATCGCGATGTTCTGCCACCCGGACTGCGACACCTCGTGGTTCACCAGCGAGTGCAGCGACACCTGCGCGAGCTGCGACACGAGCCGCGCCATCAGGTCGTCGCGGGACATCTCGAGCGAGCAGAACGCGACCGGTCCCTCCTTCGCGAGGCGCAGCGCCGCCTGCAGACCGATGATCGATTTGCCCTGTCCTGGGCGGGCGCCGACCACATAGAGCCCGCCGGCGCGGAGGCCACCGAGGTGGTTGTTGATGTCCCACCACGGGGTGGGGATGTATCGGGGCTTCTCGTCGAGGCCCTTCACGAACGAGTCGAACGCCGCGCCACCGAACTGCTCGATCGCGGGGGCAGTGTTCGCGCCGACGCCGTCGACCTTCTCCCGCGAGATCTCGACCGCGTCGAGAGCTTCGATGCCGGTGTTCGCCGCGATCTGCGCGATCGCGGTCGCCGCGTCCAGGAGGCGCCTTCGGATCGCGTGCTCGTGAACGATGGTGGCGTAGTAGGCACCGTTCGCTGCGGTCGGGACGACCGATGTCAGCTCGTGGAGATAGGCGGCGTCCAGCTGCCCGTTCAGCTCCCCGGCTGCGAGGAGCTCGTCGGTCGCCGCGACGACATCGGTGGGCGCGTTCCGCTCGTGCAGGCGCCGCACCGCGGCGTAGATCGTCTCGTGCCTCGGGTCGTGCATGTCGCCCGGCTCGACGATCGACATCACGTCGTCCAGGACGTCCGGTGACAGCATCACCGCGCCGAGCACTGACTGTTCCGCGGTCCGGTCGTACGGCAGGGTCACTTCGGTCACGAGCCCATCCCCGATCCCAGCTCACGCAGCACACGCGTCGGACGCTCCCCCGCCTCTATGCGGGCCTGGAACTCGCCGGGGTCTACACCTCGTGCACCGAGCCATTCGCGGACGTCCACCGGATGCTCATGACCAGCCGCAGGCATGTCCGCGGCCAGGGCCACGATGTCCGCGGGCATGATGGACCGAGTCTGTTCCCGGTAGTGCTCGCGCATCGCCTCGATCGCGAGCTCCAACGGCACCGACGCGAGGACGTCTGCCCACTCGATCGCCATCTGCGCCCGCTCCTCCGGATCACGACGCAGGCGACTGTCGATCAGCGCTGCACGCGTCAGCAGCACGTTCGCTTCCCGGGGACTCACGCGGACACCGCCCGACGCTCGTGCTGCGCGAGGATCGCGTCAGCAGCGCGACCAGCGTCGACAGTGGAGACGCGCCCCTGACGCGGTTGTGCTGCCGCCTGCGGCTCCCACCGTCCCTGATTCAGCCACGTGGTCAACAGCGGGATGTACTGCACGTCCTGCGGCGGCCACGACCGCCACACCGCGACATCGCGCCGCACGGCCTCGAGGACGACCGGGAGCGGCACTGCCTTCCGCGCGGCCTCGAGCTTCGCCCGGGCGACCTTCGTCGTACCCCGCCGAGAAGTCGGCCAGAGATGCCAGATCTCACCGAACACCTCGTCGACGTCGTCCCCCTTGGGGACTACAGGGGTGTCTCCTGTCTCTGATGTCTCTATAAGAGGTACATCTGGCGAATCCGCCACATCGATCTGGCGATCTCGCCGCTTCGATCCGGCATCCTCGCCATCTGGCGAATCCGCCACATGGGAGTAGATCGGCGCATAGCTTCTCTTCCGAGAGAAGCCGTGCTGCTGCTCCGCACGAAGGAACCCACCATCGATCAACTTCTCCACCGCTCGCCGAACTTGCTCCGCGGTCAGACCGGTCTCGTCCGCGATCTCCGGGTAGGTCGCCGCCCACCAGTGGGTGCCGTCCTCCGTCTGATGCGCCACCCTCGCCGAGTCCGCCCGCCAATCGATGCGAGTCCACACGAGCGCCTCGTTCGCACCTCCGAGGCGACGCACGAGCGCTGCGCGGACCTGCATGAAGTCCTTCGCCGTCGCCTCCGCGACCGGCACGCCACCAGCTACGCCCATGTCTTGCCCTCCACTTCCACTGCTCGGCCGCCATCTGTCAGCAGCCACCACGTCTCGTCTTCTCGCTGCACCCGCACCCGAGTCGGCTCGAACTCGTCACCAACACCGAGCCGCGAGATCAGTAGCCCCGTCTCGGCAGCGACACGCCTGTTCTTCTCGACCCACCCGTGGCATCCCGTCGTGCCCGACCCGCATAGCACCAGGCAGTTCGCTGGCGATGCGACCCCCTCCGCCGCAGCTCCGAACACGCCACCAGCGCCACGCGGCTTCCTGTGGTGCGCAGACCACCCCATCCCCCGGTCCTCCCACCGCAGCGCCCGGCGACACCGGAAGCACTGCTCGCAGTCACGAGCGAAGAACACGAGCCGCACCGTCGCCGCGGTGAAATCCCCGGCGCCCATCACGCACCCCCGCCGTAGCCCTGCGCGTGCGCACGGTCCCCCGCACGCGAGTCGGCGCGATCCGTGCGGTGGTTGTCGAGCGCCGCGTCGAGCGCGTCGAGGAACTTCCTCATCGCCCGCTCACGTTGCTCCGCCACCAGGTAGGTGAGCTTCAGCTCGTACGCGTCCTTCTCCGCCATCGCCTGCGCGAGCCCGAGCGAAATCTTCTTGCCCTCGAGTGCGGCGCGTTCCGTGATCTCAACCACCTGCGTCAGCGCGTGCTCGTAGTCCGCCTTCGCGGTGCCGTACACCTTGCCGGCGTCGCGCAGCTCCCACGCGAAGTCGAACCGCAACGCGACGATCCGCTGCCCGTACGTCGCGGCCGGACCGAGACGATAGACCGTCTCGGCGAGCTTGTTGTGCAGCGCGTCGTTCGGGTCCACCTCCAGACCGATCAGGTCGCGCAGTACCTCAGCGGTAGTGCTCATCGGTCGAACGCTCCAACCGCCGTGACGTGCACACGCTCACTGCTGCGGAGCTCCAGCAGGATCTCCGCACCGTCCGCCGTCGTCACTCCGAGGTAGACAGTTCCGTCTGTGCCGTGTGAGCGCTTGGTGTAGACGACACCCTTCACGTCGTGTGCACGGATCTCGTCGCCGAGCATCACCTGCTTCGCCTCGATCACACCAGGCACCTGAATCGGCGACAGCTCCGTGCGACGGAAGTCGATGCCGAGGATCGCGCCGTCACGGTCCCGCACCAGCGGGGCATCCACGGCGGTCACGGCTTCACCTCGGCAGTGCTCCACGTCGTCACCGAGCTCGCGCCGACCGGCTCCGACTCGGGCGGTGTCCACGCGTCGCCAGAGGATGCGCCCAGGTCAGCGCGTCTCGCAACGAGGGCGCCCTTCAGCGGCTCGATACCGTCGATGCCGAGCTTCTTCGCGTGCTCCTCGATCTCGTCGAGCTTCTCCGGCGCCGACGCCTTCTGAACGGCGGCGACGGCGGCGTTTACGCGATCCTGCTTTGTCGGCTGTCCGGGCTCGGGTCCCGCCTTGTCGGCGACGACCGCAGCGTGCTCACGCTTCCCCGTGCCCTCGGCGAGGCCCAGGTCTCCCCACAGCTTCTCGACCGTGAAGTCCGGGTACTGCTTCGGCTTCTCGAGCGCGATCCGCACGGAGCGGAGTCCAGTGATCAGGAAGCTGCCCCGCTCGCGCATCTCGACGACTACCGACGCGTCGAACACGAGCGTCTTGTGCGCCTGAACCTTCCACTCCTTCTGACCGGTCGGTGCGCCGTTCTCCATCACCGCGACCGAGTCCAGACGTGCAGTGAGGACAACCGGACCCTGATGCATCCGCAGCGCATCCATCACGTCCTGCCACTGCCCGGCGGCGACGTTCCACAGATCCGTCGAGATCGTGTAGTCCCCCGACGCGGTCTTCCGGCCCTTCGCGCGACGGTTCGCGATCGCCTGCATGTTGTCCTGGATCAGGTTCCACAGACGCGTCATCGAGTCCACGACAACCAGCGTCGGCAGGCCCCCGACCGGCGGCTCCGCTACCGCATCGCGGACCGCGCCGAGGAACCCCTCGAACGTGCCGTCGTGGACGACGATCTCGAACTCCGCACCAGGGATCAGGCCGTACTCGTCCGGGTCATCCTCGCCCAGACCGATGTACAGCGTTCGACCGACCAGCGGTGATCCCGACGCGGACAACGCCGCCCAGGTCTTCCCCGCCTTCTCGCGGCCCGCGAGTAGCATGATCGGCCAGGGCGGAACACCGGTGGGCTTGCGTGTGGTGATGGCCATCACAGACTCCTGTCTTCCTCGAACTCGTAGGCGCACGTGTCGCAGAGACCGCGCGCGTCGATCAGCACCGGACGCCGGCAGCGAGGGCAGTCGGCGTAGAACCGCGGGTCGTCGGCCTTGATCGGCCAGTAGATGGAGGCGGGGCCCTTTCGGAGCTCAGCGAGCATCTGACCTTCGGTGAGCTCGTCGACCTGCATCTGCTGCTCGAGCACCCACCTGACGGCGGCCCACCATGCGGTTCGGAAACCCTGCCGCCACGACACGCCAAACCGGTGCCGACCCCAGGTGTCCCAGGCTTCCGACTCGGCTGCCGCCTCGGTGAGGCCATGGTCCGCCTGCAGCTTTTCGAGATGCTCGGGCGAGAGTGCGGCCGGCGCGGGCATCAGTCGTCCTCGGGGATATCGAGCGCATCCTGACCGGTGCGCTTCTTGTACGCCTCGTCACGCAGCTTCAGCGCCGCGGCGATCGCGTCCGGATGGTGTAGCGGTTCGATGTGGGTGAACCCCACCACCGGCCACACCTCCCCGGCGTTGCGCTTCTCCATGACCTCCTCGACGGTCAGGGTCACGACGGCGACGATCTGCTCGCCGGCCGGCAGTTCGATCAACTCGTCCTCGATGCCGTAGAGGCCGTTGGCCTGCTCGGCGGGCACGCCCCGCTTGAACGCGGTGGGCTTCAGTTCGGTCATGATGCGATTCCTTCCATCGCGGCAGCCGCCGCGTTCTCGGTGAGTGCCGCGACCATCGCGACCCGTGAGGTTGGGGTGATGTCGACGTGCACGCCGGGGGTAACGCCGTAGACCTCGTCCACGACGAGACGCACAACCTGCGCGTCATCTCGCCAGACGTTCCCGGCATCGGTGACGCCGTCGAGCAGGGCGCGGACGAGCTTGTCGATGTCGGGTGCGACCGACGGAAGCTCGCGCTTCACCGTGGCGCCGCGAGGCATGACAAACACGGCCGACACCTGGACGGGCCCCTCGATCTTGGTGAGGCTCCACCAGGTCGCTTCAGCGACGCGGGCGACCTCGGCGCGCCAAGGCTTCAGCTGCGCCTTGTTGCTGTCCGTGAGCACCGCCCGCTTGCCGACGACGTACGCCGTCTTGGAGCCCTGCTGCACCGGTGTGCCAGCGACGAAGAACGCGGTCATCGGTCCAGCTCCACGTCGAGCTCCGCTTCACGTTCGGCCTCCGCGGTGATTCGCGCGGCGCCGAAGATCGACAATCCGATGAAGGTGACGGCGGCCGCGCAGTAGGCGCAGAAGATCGCAATGCCATCCATGAGGGGTGACTCCTGTAGTTGGTGGTTGGTGAGGTCTAGATGCGTGGGCCCGCCGGGGGCGCGTCGGCGTGGGGGTCGGCGACGTTGGGGGCGTCGCCCCCGGCGGGTGTCTTGGGTGATCGGCCAGTGGCGACGATCAGGATGATGACGATGGGGGCAGCACCGACGATGAGGTCGGCCGTGTTCAGGACCGGCACGAGCGACGCCGGCACGCACAGCACAGCGGCAAGCAGCGTCGCGACGACGAGCAGGAACCGCACGGCACTCACGGCTGCTCCCGCGTGGTTGTCCGGGAGGCTTCGACCCATGCGACGACGTCGTCGCGCTTGTAGATCGTCAGGTGGCCGCGGTCACCGGTCGGCTTGTAGAACGCGGGGCCTTTGCCGCTCGAGCGCAGCTCCTTGAGATTCGTGACGGTCATCCCAGGGATGAGCGCGCACACCTCGTCAGGCGACAGGTAGACCGGCTCGGCCGTCACGGGACGTAGGCGCGTGACCTTCGCCGGCGTGGCGGTCATGATGCAACCGCCAGCACCGGCGTCCGTCGAGCCGAGTCGATCAGTTCGTCGGGCGTCATCCCGAGGAACTCGGCGACCTTCTCAATCTGATCGAGGTCGAAGGGCTGCTCATAGCGGAGTCGCGCGTAGATCGCGTTCCGCCCGATCTTGAGCGGCTCGACAAGGTCGTTTCCATCGAGGTCGCGGCGGGCAAGTTCAGCCTTGATCGCCCGCGTCACTCGGACGCTGATCGGTGTTGCCTCGTTCGTCATGAGGGAGACAGTACCTATTTAGGTACCCGCCTGCAACCCATTTAGGTACTTTCTTGTATCAAGTACCCCAGATAGGTACTCTGTGCATGTGATGAGTAGAGCAGGGATGGGCGAGGCTGGCGAGTTCAGCCGACGCGTGAACGGCAACATCGACGACGCCATCGCGCGTGATGGTCGTCCGATCGCAGAGGTCTACACCGCAGCCGGGATGTCGAAGAACTACTTCTACACACGCATGCGCGGCGAGAAGCCCTTCAACACCAACGACGTCGAGAAGATCGCCTTGGTGCTCAGGCTCGACCCGTTCGACCTCATGAGTCCGCGATCCAACAGCGACAACGTGACCTATCTCGGCCGCCAGACGCCGCCGGCCAAGCTCGCCGCGGACACCAAGACGCGGAAGGCGGACCAGCAGCCGCACGCTGACTGAGTGTCGGCACCACCACGCAGAGTGTGCTCATAGGGGGGTTCATGAAGCATCTGCTTTCACACGCGGCGCAGCTCGGGGTATCCGTCCACGTCGCGCATCTGCCGAGACCGTACCGGGGGTGGTACGACTCCGCAGCTCGCCGGATCGTCTACGACTTCGACCTCACGCCAGCCGAGCAAGTCTCAGTCCTGGCGCACGAGCTCGGGCACGCATTCCACGACCACCAGTGCGAGGGAGACGTCGACGCCGAACGACGAGCCGACATCTACGCCGCGGAGCTGCTGATCCACCCGGACCAGTACGCCCAGCTCGAGCGGATCAACCCCGACCGACACTTCATCGCCGACGAGCTCGGCGTCACGGTCGACGTCGTGCACACGTTCGCCGAGCACTGCCTTACCCCGATGCGAGGCGTAACCTACTCGCGCCCACGACACGGGTTCGGGCAGTGGCGATACCGCGGCATCCGCGTCGCAGAAGGAGCCTGACATGGCCGGGAGCATCGAGTCCTACGAGATCGCCGCAGGCCGTCGCTGGCGGGTTCGATACCGCAAGCCCGACAAGTCCTCCACCGACAAGAGCGGATTCAGGACGAAGCGGGAGGCTGAGAACTTCCTCGCCTCGGTGACCGTCGCGAAGGCGACCGGGGACTACATCGACCCAGGCCGCTCCAAAGCCACCGTCGGCATGCTTGGCCCGGATTGGCTCAAGCTCAAGCGTGGACTCAGGCCGTCCTACACCGACACGCTCGAACGGGATTGGCGCGTCTACGTGGCACCGAAGTGGGGCAGCCGGCGCGTCGGCGACATCAAGCCCTCAGAGGTCACCGCATGGGTCCAGGACCTCCTCGACGGGACTGCCCCGACGGACCGGTCCGCGACCAGCCGGAACACAGATGGGCCAAGATCAGCGACCGTCGTCCTCCGGTGCCTCGGGATCCTCCGGGGGATCCTCGACGTCGCCGTCGACGACCAGCGGATCAGCCGTAACCCAGCGGCCGGCATCAAGGGTCAGCCGAAGAAGCACGGGAAGACCGCACGGCGATACCTCACCGATGACGAAGTGTGCCGGCTCGCCGAGGCCGTGCGGACCGTCGACCGCGCGACCCTGATCCTGGTGCTCGCATACACCGGAGTCCGATGGGGCGAGGCGATCGCTTTCCGCGTGCGCGACCTGAACCGCCTACGCCGGCGCCTGCACGTCCGCGAGAATGCCCCGCAGGTGAAGGGGCGGGTGAAGGTCGGCGCACCGAAGACGTGGGAGAAGCGCACCGTCCCCTACCCAGCATTCCTCGACGAGCTGCTCGCCCAGGCCGCCCATGGCAAGGGCCCCGACGACTTGCTGTTCCCTGGCGACCTCGATGGATATCAACGCCGCCCCACCACAGCGGAAGGGTCGACAAGCTGGTTCCGCATGGCGTGCAAGCGCGCCGACCTCGAAAGGCTCACGCTTCACGACCTACGCCACACGGCCGCCTCCCTCGCCGTCGCATCCGGCGCCCACGTGAAGGTCGTGCAACGCATGCTCGGACACAAGTCGGCGGCGATGACGCTCGACACCTACGCGGACCTCTTCGACGGAGATCTCGACGACGTCGCCGAGCGGATGGGTGACCGTGCGGCGCCGTACGCTACACGCGCGCTCGCCGCGCTCGGACTGCCCGCCTGAGATCATCCGTGGGTTTTCTGTGGGATTCAGCCCTGAGCGTGCCCGCCCCCGGAAACAAGAAAAGCCCCTCGATCCCAGTGTTTCCAAGGGGATCGAGGGGCTTCCTCGCGGTGACAACGGTTGTGGAGATGGGGGGAATCGAACCCCCGTCCATCGCTGGGTCGCTGCGGCTTCTCCGGGCGCAGTCTGTGCAGACGTTCTGCTCGGC